ATATTTCTAGCGACACAATCGACGACCATGCCTTCTACTGGAAAGCATACTTCACATTCAATTACCACCTCAAATAATATATTCCCACCGCTGATAACTCCACTCGAATAGGTAATGATTTTTGTTGAATTAACCTTAACAAATCCTTCAACGATACATTTGCCCTCTATAACGTATTTAATATTTTTTTCAATGGTCTCTTTCAAGTTTTTACCCACAGAAACCATAGGCAAAGTCACCTGTCTTGCAATTAAACATCTTGAATAAATGGAATTGATTTTTTGCTCCCTTTTATTATCCTTCTTTTTGAATTTTAATTTAGAAGGTTGCATTTCCATCATTATATACTATATAGACAATTCTTTTAACTAATTTTCATTTTTTTTATATAACGTCCCCATGTAAAATATATTTTATATTTTTTGTATCACAATTACCTTATCATCTACAATATTAGTGTCCTTATTTTGTAATGGTTCTTCAGGTCGTGGCGTGAAGTCCTCCTCACTGCAACAGATGTATTTTGTAACACAACAAAATACTATACTTCCGCTAAACATAAGTATAATTAGTAAAATATCACTAGTGGTCATAGTATTACTATCAGTGTAATATTTATGTTATTTTGTAAATATAGTAGACCTGCAAAAAGGACGCGAATTAAAAGTTGTGTAATTTGGCATTTGTGTGGTCCAAAAACCATATCTTACCATTTTTCTCTCTACTATTGTAATGACGCATTAACAATTCTTGTAGACAGCACACACTAGAATCCGTTAAGGGCTTAATATTGTCTTTGGTGTATTTATCATCAATACCGACTATCTTGTTTAATAAGACTAGATTTTTCGCCTTGGTAGCCTGGTCACATCGTGCGCCAAGCGTTCTTTTTGCAAGAAGATCCTTGACTTTAAATACAAGATATTTATTTGTTGTCTCGTATCCAATAAAACCAACATATTGATTAAATTGGCTAGAATTTATAGTATATTTTTCTTTAATCGCGTCAACTAAATCTTTTTGGTCTTCGCGCTCGGCATCCACCCAAATATCGTCTGCATTTAATATCAATAATTTTCGGTCGTCTTTGTTATACATAATAATCGCAGTTAGACCCGCGCCTTTAATAATGTGTCTATCAAAATAAGATTTGATTTTGTATTCAAAGGACGTTTCATCTACCATTTGTAATTTTGTAATATAATTCAACAATAGTAGCTTGTCTTCATATAACAACAAATCCAATATGTGGTCTATCAAATATCCCTTCAATTCTTCTAATGTTATATCGGGGTACTCTTTCATAAGTCTCCCCATCACCACGCCGCAATGCTTATACCAATTATCATCTCCACGTGGAACTCTCTCCGCAGATATAAAACTCAGTGCAAGGTCATACTCCGCTTGACACAAGGTAATTAGGTCGTTTGTTTTGACATCCTTTTCGACTTTTTTATCCATATCAACCGATAATTGTAATTCTCTCTCTACCTGTGTAGTTGCTTGGCGCGATTCCTTCTTTGCAATTTCCGCGTTCAGCTCGAAATTTATCATATTATGCTTGTAATCAATTGGCACAGACCTATCAAATACCGACGAATTCGCGCTGTTTAACTCAGATGGTTGAAATAAATAATATTCGTCGATATTTACTAAATATCCACTCCTGCCGTATTTATCCACTATAACTTCGCTGCCGTCTTCAATGAGTTGTGTTAGCGCCGCATATATTTGCACGTATGGATAGGGCTTGGGTGTATTGATTTTTGAGAGAAGTTCTTGCTTCTTATAAAAAAACTTTTCCTTCATCAGATCCTTCACCTTTTGTATTAATTTATCATTGTTCATAACGATAAATGACTCGCTATATGTGTCATTATTAATATCGTCCGGCTCAATATTTTTAAAAGGTTTGCATTTGAATTCACAAGTCTCCATATAATCGCATGTAGCGCTATACGGCATGTCGCCCACAGGAAAAGCCTCTATCACCTGTCCATCGGACAATACCTGCCGAACATTTATATTCATGTTTGCATGGGTAAAATTGACTTGGTCGTTGTTTAACAAACAATCAACGGCAGTTTCTTTTAATATGCGTGCAACACGCCCCATTTGCACCGCCTTGTATTCTGCAACACGATACACATATAAATCGGCAGATTCCTCTTTGTTGTCTTCCAATAACGTTCCGTGTAAATATATTTCCACGTTACGTTTTTCAAATGGTAAATCTTTATGGCTAAAACTGCGCACACCGCGCCCAATTATTTGTTCAATACGATTCATGGTATACCAAGGGTCTAAAATGTGTACTTGTCGTATGAATTTGAAATCTACGCCCTCTGATCCTGCCCTAGAAATCAAGATGACCTTGATTTTTGTGCCGTCCTTGTTATTATCATTTGTAATCGCATTGACTTCTGCTTGATTATCTGGGCTAATACGTGGGTCTCCGGTAATCATTGCGTATTTTGCAGGCGAAAACATGCCACCAGCCGCATTTCTAGGCTGCATGGTGATTGAATCAATCGGCGAAGTTGGGGCGTCTTTAAACAAGGACTCGCCGCCATTTCTTGTAAACCCGAGTTCTTCTAGCGCAAGAGCAAATGGTATTAAACCAGCGTCAATATATTGAGAATACACCAGTATTATGCCCTCGGACTTTAAAATAATATCGCATATATTCTTAATCTTGCTGCTGTATTTGCCAATTTCGTTGGGCGCAAATATCCTGCCGAATTTTTCGGTTTTATATGCATATGAACCCTTTTCAGGTGGTGAAGATTTATCGACAAACGACATGATTCTAGATAGCCCCTTTTTACCAGTTAAATCGTGGTAATTAATGTAATCATTGTCACCCAGACCCATGTCTGGATTGCTCGATACAGACGATGAGTCACCGCCGCCACTGCTGGCAATCGAGTTTTCACTTGAAGGTTCTGCAGTAATATCAACTTCTATCTCCTCTTGTTCTTCATTTGGTGCATCGGGTATAGAGTTTTCACTTGATGCGCGAGTTGTAATATCAACTTGTGGAGCCAGGCGCAAATTCGCAAAATCAATATCTAAATCATCAATCGGTTCTGGTTCTGGATTTACTTGTTCCGCATTCATAACAAAGGGACCATCTTCGTTCGCTTCAAGTAGGGCAGGTGATAGTTCTCTCTCTTCTTCTTCTTCTTCTTGAACAATCTTTTCTTGTTTGGGTTTGATTTTTTCACACGCCTTTGTTTTTGGATTTCGACGTGTGCCATTTGGACAACGCTTCACCTTGATAATAATGACCTCCTCCTCATCGACTAAAAGATTTTTGGATGGCGCTGGAACAATGACTTGCGCAACTACTGGCTCAGGCTCAATGATAACCTCCTCTTCCGACCCATCCGAAAATCTTTCAATCGGCGCGACGCGTTCGGCAAATTCTTCTAAGCCGTCCATGGGATATACCATATTCAATGATTCAATAGGTAATTGCAGCATAGTATACCCAAACGTCTCCATATTTTCAAATGTCGGCATCTTACGTGACTCGCCAAACTGATTTATTGCAACGGGCTTACGTTTTCGTAATCCATCTATAACTACCTTATATACCAATGATTGATATGACCCAATATTCGTCGTATATATTTGTCCCTTTAATATTTGAATTGCATTTTCTTTGGCAATAATTTTCCCATTCATTTGATATTTTGGATAAGCGCGGTCCATAAAAGTATTGGCAGGGCTGAATATATTTGGAAATACGCGAAACGGAAATGTATATGGATTTTCGCCACGTATGTATGATATATAACCAGTAGCTTTTCGTATCAACAACTCTTCACCGCCCGGTTTAAAATTGCCCATTTTGTCAAATACGTTCTTAATGTCAATTTGTCCGCGGCGGTCATTTGCATTCATTAGATTTAACAACCAGATGATTTCGCGATATGTATTGTACATGGGCGTCGCGGAAAGCATTAATAAACGCAAGTTATCAACGGACTTGACTAATTTCATCAAATACAATGCAACCTTTTTGTTTTCATTGTCCTCTGAGATTCGTATATTATGGATCTCGTCTATCACGATTAACCGCCCATTGAACTCCGCGCGCAGATTTCGTATTGCTTGTGCTGGATTTGGCTTTTCACTATTAAAATTTAAAACCTTTGTAATGTAATTAGCAAACCCATCATACCCCAAGAATAAATAAGACGTGTTTATCAGTGTGTTTATTTGACTAATCACCTTTTCCTTTGACATGTTCTTCATATTCATTGGGTTAATTTCCTTGATTAAATTATTCCCCGTGCATGCGCGAATGTTCCATAATCCATCAACCAACTTCAGTTTTCTCTGGTCAAACAATTGCAGACGAAAATTATCCTGCACGTTGGGGGACGCGACAATAATAATTCGCTTCTGTATGCCGACTTGTTTTAAATAAGAACGCATTTCTTCGCATATACCAATGGCGCTGCACGTTTTACCTGTGCCTAACTGATGATACAACAGCAAACTATTATAAGGTGTCTGAGACGACAAAAAGTTTTTAACAAACAGCTGATGCGGCGCTAATTCAAACTCGGCATTGCCTAACATGTCCGCGCGTTTTTGTATATCTTGGTATATATCGCCATCATATTTGGTGTCGTTAAATTCCTTCTTCTCTGCAATTTTAATAATGAAATTGGGGTCATCCAACGATGGATATAAGGATTCATTTTCGTAGGTATTCTCAGACAAATAATTATATTCCGCCAACTCTTTTTTCAACAAAAAATTATTACATTCTTTGCTATATTGATTTTCAGGATTGTCGCATTTATTTAATTCATATTCCTGTTTTAATTCATAAGACATGCTTTATATACTACGATATAATTTATATTGTTGTAGCAAGTTATTGATATTTGTAATAATTTTCTTTTTTTCTAAATTATATGGGCGAATTGATTTTAAACATTCGTCAAAGGTTTTCCATTCCAACTTGGATACTTCAGACTTTTGATAGTTTTGCAAATTAACCACGTCATCCTTTTCTTGATTCTTATATTCACTCATATACGCCAAAAAATATTTATGTTTGTAAGATTTGTGATTCGACCCAATAAATATCTCTTCGAATGGTAAAATATTTTCAACTATTGCAATACTATCTTGTGAATATCCAGTTTCCTCTTGGAACTCGCGTAATCCACAATCAAGGTCTCTTTCCTGAGGATTGCGACGCCCCTTGGGAAATTCCCATTCGGTTTCCGTCCAAGCCGTATCGCTTTTATTGACTAAATCGCGCAAGGTATACTTCACATTGTTAATATAGACACCATTTGTTATCAACTCGAATTTTTTGACTGAAATAGATTCTTCACTGCGAAATTGATTTTCCGATGTAGTGCCCCACATCATAGTCCATAATTTGTTAAATGGTTCAGTTATAATTTGCTTTTTTTCATTGACGGACATTTCATTGATGGTGTGTTGCAATTGTTCAATATTATATGGGGAATATTTGCCACGTATAAAATCAATGTATCCAAAACTATCTTTCCGCCGAATCATTAAAAATTGGACGCCTTTATTACTAGGTCGACATAATATGATTCCGTAGCTTGTTATAGGTAATTTACATTGATGAAACGAATGTCCCTGTTTTCCACAATTATTACATAAAGTATGAGCAGCCATTTTGTGCATTATAGGTTTATCTTGT